TGAAATTTCTAAATTATAACCATTGATTAAATTTAAATCTTCTAACAAATCATTAATATCTTCTAATGAATTTTGTTGAGCTGTAAAGTCATAAGATTCAGGTTCTGGATTAAAAATTAAACCAGCATTATAATCATCAACTATTTTTTGAATGTAGTTTTGATAATCTGCCTCGTTATCACTATCTAATACAATAGCATCTAAAGCGTCGATAAATTCATATGTTTTTCCTGACTTAATTAATTTAAATAAATTCTTTAATTCATCTGGTCTTTTATGATATAACCAGCTCCAAGTAATTTGACCATAATTGTAAATAGCATTATTAGCATATCCATTTTTAACTGATTGTTCTAATGTTAATCTATTGCTAGGATCGTCAGCTGCTACGACTTGACCAGTATATTCTGTAATACTCATACCTTCAGTACTTGAGGTTGCTGATCCAAATGCGGCTAAACCTTCCATCCACCAAAGTGAAATTCTATAATTTCTAAATATACTTTCTTCACTATCTAATCTATTATATTTTTTATCTAAATGATGAATATATTCATGTCTAGCTGTAGATCTAGTTGTAATTGGGCCTTGTTCTCTATCAAAAAAGAAAAATGCAGATTTATAATCATAATATACACCGCTTCCCACTGGGTTTATATCAAAAAACATCGGACCGAAATTAGTATATAATTCTCTACTATCGAAATAAACCACATCTACATTTTCATATTTACCATCATGTAGTTTAGTGGTATTTTCTGTTAATTTAAAAAAGTTTGTTTCAGCATCTTTAAGTTCTAAATAAAGATTATCATCTTCTTCTTTTGTTTTATTACTCGTTATTCTTATTCTACCATTGTCATATGATTTAGTACCTTTAGGAAATACCATATCATAGTATTGATTTTTTAAACTATTAAAATCTGTATTAAAGTTGATAGATACATTTAAAAATATTTGCGTAACTTTAATATGGAATGGTGTATTAAATTCAGAAGTATTAATAAAACTATCCACTGCATTTTTAATATTTTCAATGTTTAAACTTTCTTGATTTTCATATTTTAGTGCAATTTTAGATAGAGATGCTAACCATGGTGCATAAACTCTTAACCAATTTCTACAATCTTCTCTATTTAAAACGTTGGTAATTTCTTCTACAAACCTATTGCCATCGCTATACACAGCATCCATAAATGGTCTTTCATTATATATAAATCCATTATTTAAAACCCTACCTAATAAAGACAATAGGTTCTCTGAAAAATCTTTGGTCTTCATTTGGTCAAAAAAGATATAAAAAAGCTGGGCATGCTTTTCCTCCTTTACGCCATAATCCATTAATGTAATAGCATAATTATGTATTTGTTCTCTATCTGAAAAATTAGGATGTGAATACATTGGCTCGAACATAGAATATAATGCAGCAGCACCTTCTGCATCAAAATTAACATAATCAGGGTTGTTGCGATCATTAAATATTAATACTTTAAAATAAAATAGAAAGTCATTTACCTTTTGTGTATTTATATCATCATTTAACCATTCAGTAATATTTTGATTAAAGTATTCAGCAACTTTAATTACATTATATGTTTCAAATAGATCTGTATTTTTAACGTTATCAAATATTCTGACATAGTTATTAAAATCAGGTGTATTTAAAATGAAGCTAACAGCATCAACGCTATCAATTTTAGCTTTATTAAATAAAAATGATTTAAAAGTTTTTTTAGATTCTTTAGACTGATTATTATCTAACACAATATGTGTACATCCACTATGAACCTCCTGTGATGTTATTGGATCTAATGTGACTAGTTTTGCTTGTGAAAACCCTAAAAATGGAATTAATAAGAATAAAATGTGTTTCATGTTATTTATTTTAAATTATATGTAAATATAAGAAAAATAACTCAATTAGAAAAATATTAAATGTTAAATTTTTGTTAAAATTTAATCTTCAATAACAACGGTTAAAGGCTGACTAAATCTATCTTCTAATTCTCTAATTGCTGCAATAACCTTAGACATATCGATCTTATTTCCTCCTTGTTGATTTTGAGCTAGTGTGTTTCCTTGTGTAGTTGCTGTCGCCGCAGTAGGCGCTTCTGCATTTACTGTATTTGTTCCACCATTCGTACTTTCAATCATCTCAGCAAGTTTATATATTGCTGCTGCCAATTGTTCAGACATATTATTTATAGCATCTTCAGTCTTAGAAAGATAAGTAAGACCAGTAAACATATCGTTTGTTAACTTCAGCTTATCTGGATCAAATGCGTTAATAGCGTCTTTATATTTTACAAAGTCTTCAACATAATTACCGAATGATTTTGTAAACTTCTCAAATGGTTTGACTTGTTCAGCAATTGCCTTTAAGAATTTTGCTGTTTCTTCTAATGGATTAGATGATTTTCCCCATAGTCCTCCAGCCTTAAGAGTTTCACCACCATTTACAAGAGATTTAATTATAGCGCCAATTCTTTCTGATGCTCCTTCAGGAGACCACTTGTCAGACATTAATTGCTGTGCAGCGTTTGCAATATCCTTTATAGGTTTTGATATCATTGCAGCAATCTTAGATCCTTTCTTAATAGTGGATGAAGAGAACCATCCTGAATCATCCTCTCCTCCTAGCTGTTTAAATATACCTACAAGACCTCCACTACCAGATTTACCTAATAATATTTGTTTGATATTTGCTTCTACTTTTTTAAGACTGTCTGATATTCCAGCATGAGATACCCAACCAATTGCTTTACCATTTTTATCCCATTTATTAGCAAATCTAAGTTCTGCCATATTTTTAACACCTTCTGCAAGATCTTTAATAGGAGTACCAATTCCTTGAATCATTTCTTTTCCTTTCTCGTAATCTGTACTAGCAAATAATCCAGCATCTGGTCCTCCGGCTTTACCTATACTAGATAGCATACCTACCAGACCTCCAGTTGCTCCGTCTTCTCCTAATAGAATCATTGTTGTATTTGCTAATACTTTTTTAACAGCGCTTGNTATATCTACTGATTCAAATTTCGTTGGTTTTCCTTCTTTATTCCATGCTATTGGGAATTTAAGATCTGCCATTGCTTGGAATCCTAATGCAATTCCAGTTAATGCATCACCCATTCCCATTACTGCTGAAATACCGTCGGNAACTGGGGATTGAGTTCCTCCNCCAAATACTTTTGAGAATAATCCTTTTTTACCTCCCTTACCAAGTTTAGGATCGCTACCTATTTTTCCAAATACACTGGCAAGAGCATCAGTTATCATAACAGTGTTTGCTGCTACCTTTGCAGGAGCATCTGAAGACATTGTTTCAAATTNTACAGGTTTACCATTCTTATCGTATTTNGTTGGNAATTTAAGATTAGCCATTTGTTGCATTCCAATTGCAATGCTCGTTAATGCATCACCCATTCCCATTACTGATGAAATACCATCAGCTACTGGAGATTGAGTTCCTCCACCAAGTATTCTATTAAATAGGCTTTTTCTACCTCCTGGAAATTTAACTCCAAGTTCTCCAAATATATTTGCTAATGTTCCTGTTATTGTTGCAACATTTTCACCTAATTTAGCTAGATCAGTTTTTGCTGCTATCTTTTCAAATTCATTAATACCTTTTGCAATTGAGACTAATGAAGATCCTGCAAGTATAAGTGCTGGTGCACTTGCATACATACTTGCAATTCTAAGTGGATTAATAGAGAATGAATAGGCTAAAGATTGCAATAACCATTCCATTTTAGACATCTTTCTGCCTCCACCAAATCCTAATACAGATTCGGTAACATGTCCAGAATCTGATAGCATCGCATCAATTCCACCAGATTGGAACACTTTGGATATAGCTTGTAGTCCTTTACCAACAGATAATAATGCCAATCCAGCTGCTATAATAGCTGCAGATCCAATAAGAATTAATGGAGCAACAAGACCTGCACCTGCCATTGCAGCACCAAGTCCTACTATTATTAATGCAGTAAATCCAACCTGTTCAAGTGTCAAATCTTTGGTTGCACTTGTTATTGCAAGAACGCCAGGCGCAAGAAACAATAATGCGATTCCTGCAACAATCATTGCAACAGATCCCATTAATACTTGAGCTGCCGCAAGTCCAATTAGAGCAAATGCAGCTCCAACACCAGCAACAACTGCCAACATAATTAATGATGTTTCAAGATCTGGTACAGCGGCTGCTAATGCAACTACACCCAGTGATAGTACTAATAAAGAAAGTCCTGCTGCAATAATTGCTAAAGAACCTAGAAGTATTTGACCAGCTACCATTCCAATTAACCAAAATGCTAAACCTACACCAACAACAACTGCTCCTACAAGTAATAATGTTTCCCATGGATCACCAACGCTTGACATGATTAATGAGAATAGTGCTATTGCAGCCCCAAGTGAAAGAATTCCCAGTGCAGCCATTGTAAGAGCTATTCCCATTTTTCGCATCGACTTATCGATATTAAGTTTATCTAATAAGAAGAAAATCATACCAACTCCAAGTATCACTAGAGCAACCATAGGAAGTGCTGATACGGCATACGGATATACTAATAACGAAAGTGCTAAGTATGCGCCAAACATAAATATACCCTTACCAACCATTCTTAGAATTATAAACGTTTGAAGAAGTTTTCTTTTGGGCATTACTCTACCAACAAGTGATAATACTGTTAAAATTCCAATCAGTACAAAACCAATTAATGGAGTTACAAGAGCCGCAACAACTAATAGAGGAGAGGCTAAAACTAGCCATTTAGCAAAATTAAATATAGATCTACCGACGCCCTCTAAAATCACCATTCCAGCCGCAATCGCCTGCATTTTTTCAGTAATTTCCTTTGGTTTTCCGAATTGTTTTAATGATTCTGCAATAACACCAAGTCCTTTACCAATTCCAGTAAGTCCCTTAGGTCCAATAATTTTGAGAGCAATTGCATCCTTTATTCCAAGCGTGCTTTTATTATCTTTTCCTCCCTTATTTTTTATTCTGGTATTCTTTTCAATTTGCTTAAGAGTTGTAAGCATTTTGGTAAAAATATCGAACATTGCACCTCCGCTATTAACAGAAACAGCAATAGCAGCCGTATTAGCTGCCATTGCGTTTTGATTGTCTACTGTTAACTTTTCAAAAGGTGAATTAAACATTCCCATCCATCTTATAATATTTTTTGTATGGTAGTATTATATATATTAGAATTTGGGCATTGAAATTTTAGGCATCTTTATTCCTGTACCTGAAAGTCCATTACTATTCATTCCAGGTATTTTTGGATTTTTCATACCACTCATCATTCCTTTTTGCTGAGCTGTCATTTGATCGGTTTGGTCTGAATTTTCAGAATTCTGTTTCTTCAGAACCTCTGCCATATCTTTAACATAATACCAATACTCGTAGTAATCTAAAGCTTCAATCTCGGAAGGCTGAAGCTTTAGATGGTATATCATATAGAACTTAGTTTTAAAGAAGTTCTCCAGTGATATCTGAAATAACGAAAAGAGATTTGAGTCCGTCACGAAAATTAATAGGTACGAGGACCTCCTCATCCTCGTGCTGTACCAGCATTTCAGGTTTGATACCTACTCTCATCTTTTCAGCAAGTCGGTATACTAACATGTATTTTCTTTCGTTCCATCCTTGGAAATCTATTTCACCCTGGAAGATTGATTTTTCATTAAATCCTCTCCAATCCTTTTGTATATAAGGAAGTATTTGTAGGTATGATTGATCCCATTGACCTCCATCTACTTGTTTTGTTTTGATGTATTCTGTAATTACCTCCATGATACCGATTGTTGGCGGTCTCATGTTAATAACTCCATAAGATTTAGTTTCAATTAAGAACGATCTCTCTTCGTGTGAATAATATTTTGCAATTTCTTCTGGCACATCTGAGATTTGGAAATATTTAGCTGAAATTTCAGCGTCAAATTCAACACCGTCTTTATCTCTTGCTTTAGTGATTAATTTATTCTCAGGTTCTGGGAATGTTAAATCTCTAATTGAAAGTAGAATATAGAAACGATCTTCTTCTAGAATATCTTTGTAAGAAAGCTTCTTTTTTCCAGAAAAGATTCTAACACAGTTCTTTACTATGTAGTTTAATTTCTCTTCCATGTCTACTAGATTATTTTCGTCTACAATTGAGAAGTTTCTAATCTCTCCTACCTTTGCAGCTCTAACACTAATAACAGCATCATCTGGATAAAATCTTCCGCCAGATGGAAGTCCTTCTGCATCAATTGCATGATATCCTAAATGGACATCAGCGTCTTGTGCTTTCTGGTTAGAATATCTGTCCATGTTGACAGATCCTAAATTTACTGGCTCGTTAGTACTTGAATTCTCTGTAGATTCAACAATATCTTTATATTGCCCGTCTAAATTAATTTCCTTGTCGTTGCTCATATTTATTTATCTTTAAGTTTTTTGATATTTTCTTTGTCCCAGGGTTTAATATCATTCCCTTTTTTATCTATTTCTTCTCGAATAATTTCTCTAATAAAAGCGGATACTGAAACCGGTCTTTGGCCCGTTTCGATTGCTTCGTTAAGGATTATCCTGTTAATCATAGTTACTTCATCTTCAGACAACAGAACTTGTAACTTTTTCGTCAGTTTATCCATTCATTTATTATTATATTATTATATTATATATTAGTTTCATAAAAATAGGGAATAATTCCAGAGAACTATCCCCTATTTTGGTTGTTAATTACGCTAATACTTCCTTAAACGTATCACATCTCCATCCAATTTCTAATTGAGCAGGNTCTGGTGATTCGTAAGAAAGATCGTTTGTAAACGGAGCACCTGAAGTTATGAAACAATCTTCTAAAGTTATTGTTCTATAAATATCTCCAGCTCTGTTAAATTGTACGATTACAATTGTTCCAGTGTAATCCTTTTTAAGTCCCATAGCACCGGTCTGTGGGTCATATTGAAGATTATACCATTGTCTGATTGATTTGTATAAGTATGCTTGGTTTGCTTCGTTCAAGTTCAACGAGAAGTTGATTGTGATGTCAACTGCAGTTTCACCCGGCATTCCAGCGTAAGAACGAGTAGAGAATTTATATTTCTGAGCTACTGCGTCTACTCCTTTGTATAATTCTAATCCTCCGATTGAATTTACATGTTGTAGCATTAACGGCGCATCTGAAACTCCAGCAGGAGGTAAAATAGTTACCTCAAACAGGTTAGCCTGTACTGGTTCGAACTGTCTACCTTTTCTACTTGTCTGATCTTGTGAATAATGTGGTAAAGCCATGTTATTTAATATTGTTTATTTTTTTATATATCTTTAAATATTAACCTAAGTTACCTGATTGAATTTCTCCAGTGTTAAGAATTGTAGTTCTATGAACAACAATTTCTAAACCTTTAACTGGTTCAACATAAGTATCAATGATTCCCATGTTATTATCAATAACTTCGTTAGTATTGTTTGTGCTATCCATAATGTTTCTGTATTCAAATACACCGCCATCTTGTTTAACACTTTCCATGAAAGAATCTGCAAGAGTTTTGATTTCTAATCTTGTTTGAACATTATTGAATTCAAATACGTAATCTTTAAGAATATCAGCCATACCATCTTGGATATAAATAAGTACTTCTCTTACATGCGCAGAAGAAAGTGCAGATTTAATAGATTGTTGTGCTGTTTTATTTCCTAAAATTGTTAATCCAACGCCTCTTTGGAATACGATTGGGTTGATTCCGAATGGCTCTAGGATGTCTCTATCATTTTTATCAAATGAATATTCAGCTCCTTTTACATTTGCACCTGAAACCACGCCACGTCTTGGACCAGCAACGATTGACCAAGGTAGGGCATTTGTATATTTGTCAATGTAATTGTTTGCAACATATGCTGCTGGTGGAACAATAATATCTTTTCCATTGTCACTTACAATTAATCCAGGTCCGTAGTAGAATGCATAGTTTGCACCATCTGCAATACTTGGAAGAGTATATAGTGAAGTTGGGTTTTTAGATAGGTTACCACCATCTTTAATAAATATAGTATCGAATGTTCCATTATCATTTTTAAATGATGGATCTGAAGATAATTTAAATTCAGCAACTGTTGGTGCATTTAAGATAGCAGAAGCATTTTCTCTATCTTTAGCTAATTGCGAAAGTTGTCTCTTGTTTAAAATGTTTCCATCAAATGAACCAAACGTATCTACAATATATCTAAAGTCAATAATATCTTTATCAATTAAAGCATTGTACAATCCTGTTCCTGATAATGCGTTTAAATATTCAGATATTGTGTAAACACTAATATTTGCTTTTGGTAAAACAAAAGTTTTGTAATATTGTGATGAATTTGCAAAAGATTTAATATATCTGTCTGAAAAATCTGGTTCAATATTACAGTATACAGAGAATGTTGCAGCTCCACTACCACTATTAATGTTCTTTTCAATTCTTTCAATTCTTGCAATTCTATTAGAAGTAGCAGAATCTACATACATTCCAACTTCAAGTGGGAAAGTTTCAGGAATATTTCCAGAAGCATATGTAACTGTAAAGCTATCACTTCCAGTTGTGTGTGCAACTGTTCCATTAGATGCTGTAAAATCTAAATCAACAACTCTCGTGTTTTCTACATGGTATAAATCAATTTCTGTAGCATTTGCATAACTTGTTGCAACTGGAGCTTCACATTTAATTTGGAAATCTACAGTACCTAGTACTTCAGGAGTCCCTGCAACGAATCCGTTATCACCAAAATGATTAATTGATCCTGTTGTAATATCAGTAGTTACTGAGCCATCTGGAGCTCCTCCAAAAGTTATAACAGCAACGTCATCTGCACCCAATGCATTTCCTGGATTGGTCTGGTTTGTTATAGATGTAACTTCAACATTTAAATTACCAGAACCTCCGGTAACCCATCTATTAGCAACTAATGAATCTAAATCTAGAGCATTACCCGTAGTTGGTGTAATTATTAAAGTGTTTCCAGCGTCTGCTGCTACTGAATCAATATTGCTAAGAGTTGCAAGTGTTGCAGTTCCTTGATTATATTGGTCTGGTACCGCAGCAGCAGCCTGAGTATTAACTACAGGCGTAGTAATTGAGTCAACCTTAACATATTCTCCAGTTGTTAATGATTCTAAGAAATCTTCTGTATCAATAACAGCGTTGTTATATTCTGTTTCTAAAACATTTGTAAGTTCGATAGTATCTCCTACAAGATTAATAGAAACTGAAGCACCTGTTAAATCAACATTATGTTCAACAGTAGCTCCTTGTTTAACAACATGTGAAAGTAATTCAAAATCTTGATCTGCATCAACAATATGTCCTACAAAATCAACTGTAGTTCCATTTTCATTTAAAACAGCCTCTTCATTAACTGCACAGAAAAGACCGGTTCTTCTAGCCTCTGCATTGATTAATGTTTCAATATATAGGTTTCTTCCTTCAAGATCTTTAAATCCTGGTAGGATAGAACCAGTGTATTGTGCTAAAAGAGTAACTTGTCTTAGGTTAGCAAATTGAGTTAATTTATCAACTAGTAAACCATCAACATCAAAATAATCTCCATATATTGGGTCATTTGCTAATGCTTCAGAATCAAATTCTCCTTTAAATACAAAAACATCTAACATGTAATCTGAAATTCTATCAAAATCATTTAAGTATTCTGGAACGTTTCCTTCGCCATACCACTCTCTTGCTGTCATATTAAATTCAGCAACATTTGCAGCCTGTCTTGCAACAACTGTAATTGAATCCTGTTTAATATTCACAAAGTTTAATACATTATTGTCATTAAGACCAATAGTTCCTAGAGTAGCTTCATCAGAAGGTGTCCAGAATTTATCAGTATTAAAGAATTTAGAATATTCATCAGTTAATGGATATCCATCAATATCTGCAATACTTGTGTTTCCATCAACTGAACCTGTAGTTGAAAGTGATTGAAATGATGCAACGTCTCCAGTACCGAATTTTCCTAGGTTTAGGGCTAGGATTGGACCTCTTGAAAGAGCTTCAATAGCAGATCTGTGGAAAAACATTCCCTTTTTTTCCAGTGATTTATCGATGTTTCCGAAAACATTAATAAATGATTCAACAGTATCGATTAGAACTGGTGTGTTGTAAGGTCCTTTTTTAGAGGTACCAACAACTAGTCTAAGAGTTTCAACGTTTATGTTTGCAGTTTGAGATTTATCAAACTCAAGTCTATAAACTCCTGAACTCTTGAATTGTAATAATTGAGGACTAAGTGCCATAATTTATAATTTATTTTTTTTTGCTTTTATTATATATCTAATTTATCTTTGGAATTATTACAAAAGATCATAAATATCAAATTGTAAATCACCCTCTACATCTAAATCTTTATAGAGAGTTTCTTCCATTAGTTTATGTTTTTCTGGATCAATTATATCCAGTAATTCTTCAACGTAATCTGCATAGTCGGTAGTTTGAAAAAATTCAGTTGCAGTTATACAAGTCATTATTGTATCATCATTTCCCATTTGCGCACCATAGCTCCCATTTTTAAGTGTTCCAAAAAGACTTGCCTCTTGGACCGTAACAATATCATTTACTTTCATTTTATTAAGTTCTACCAATTTTTTAAGGTTTTGACAGAACACTGATTTATTATCGCTCTTTAATCTAATTCCTGGCTTAAGGGTTCTACTATCATGTCGATGTTTAAATCTTAAGACCATCTCATCTTCAAAGTCGTTACGTCCAGCAAACACAGTTCTTAAATATTGTAGTAATATTGAACCGTATGTATTGAACTCTATAATCATCTTAACATTCTCTGGATTGAATATATCAATTGCTAATGTGTATAGTATCTTTGCAAAATCTTCTATTGGATGCTCATTACTTCTAAACGTTGCAACTTGATTTAATCTAAAGAAATCATACATTGCCTGTGGACTTACAAATCCTTCAATATCTTTATCATCCATTGGTTCAACTTCCCATACATTTATTACTGAATAATCTCCGCCATTTCCTTCAGCAATATCTACTGAAAATAAATAGTACTTATCGGAATTTGCGGCAGATTCAATATCGAAGCCAGGGTCAAATCCTAAGCAATCTTTAGTATCTATATGAATATTATCAAACTCTTCCATGTCATGCCATACAAATTTCTTTGCATTCTTTCTCATAATCTTCATGGTTTGTGGGCTCAATAATAAACTGGATGAACTTGTAAATTCATTTCCATATTGTCTATTGAATGCATCTTCAGATCCAAGGTTTCCTAATTCTCTTTGATACCATGCATCATCTCTGTCTGGATGCTGCCACCAGTCTATTCTAGTTGCAGTATATTCGTTGTTTCCCTTTTCAGCATCAGAATAAATTTCATAGAATTTATTAAATCCGTTTGGAGTTGATGTAATATTAATTCTTGAAATCTTGGATGCGGAAAGCGTTGGATAAACGTTTTCATAAAATGAATTTACAATTGTTGGATGCACGTGGGCAAACTCATCAAGATACAAATTATGAATTGTAAAACCAATACCTGATTTTGCGGTTGTTGATTGACCTACAAGTCTACAACCATTATCAGATCTAACATTCATAACGTCGTATTTAATAATACCAGGTTTCATGTAAAATGGAAGATTCTCAATTACAACCTTTGCCTTGTCGATGATTTCCTTTGTTGAATCACTTTTATTTGCAAGAAGCAGCGTAGTTTTATCGTAATTAAACGTAAGGTACCATGCATTAAAAATAGAGGCTGTTACAGTTTTACCCATTTGACGAGAAGCCAATACAATATTAAATCTATTATTTTGAAAATCTCTAAGTAATTGTTTTTGATAGTCCCTTAGTTTTACTTGCTGAATCCCCTCATCAGTCATTACAACCGCATATTTCTCTGCAAAATAAACAATGTCATTAGCACATTTTGCCAACTCAGCAATCTCTTCATCCGTATATTCGAATACAATATTACCCCTCTTTAAGAATTGCTTACCTTCATAAAAAGGCATACTCACTTGTGGTCTATAACCTTTATCAAGTGCTACTAAAAGATCGTTAATACTTTTTGTGGACCATACCAATTTTTGAGATTCCTTTGAAGATTCTCCTTTGGGTATCCATACATTATCTCCAATATCGCTCATTATTCTTCAGTTATTTCTACGTCTTCGGCGTCTTCAGCACCATCGATGCCATCTCTGATCATTCGCATTAAGTCTTTAGTTCCTCTTTGAATTGAACTGTCTCCTGTGTGTTTTTCCCCAGTGGAAGCCTCAATTTCTCGAACATCATCTCTTCTTTTATAAATATCAATATCTCTTGCAATTCTCTTGGCACTTTCCTCAGTTGCCATTAGATACATTGTTTGAGATTTAATAATATCTAACATTGATTTCTGTAAGGTTGCCAGTACTTCGAACATTCTTGGTGCAACCTCTCCATCTTCAATTGCTTCTAACAGGGTTGTTAGTGCTCGCTCTCCAGCCTGTAATTGATAAACAAGTGAACTCATTGTCATTTCGTCCATCTTCTTTTTTGCCTGAATATACTCATCCTTCTCAATAATCTCCTCATCAAGATAAAATTTCATTAGGGCACTAATGGTTTTCTTTGCCTTCTTTGTTGAACTCTCTTTAAGTTCTCCAAATGATAGCATTGGTTCCATTCTTTTTGCAGGAAGTTGTGGATCAATATCTATTGTTTCATTTATCGGGTCTGAATCATTTCCAATTAAGGCTTCTAAATCCTTTCGAATGTCTTCGGCCTGTTCATTAATCTTTTTATCTGACATAAATATATTGTTTTATTAGGATATTTATCCTAATTATTTTGCATTAGCAAATTTTTGAAATCCTAGACTTGGTATTGCATTATCAATCACTTCAGCAAGTTGATTATCTCTTACAACATATTGATTTAATATATTTGAATGTTGTTCAACCTCAATTGGTGTATTAAATACTCTGATATTTGTCATCCACATATTATTTCCTCTAAGCGTATATTTGGTAAGAGAGTTCCATTCAAGTAGCGATACGTTATCTATAATTTCAGTGTACTCTAGAACTAGATTATTATCACCTGATTGTGGAAGAGACCCAGCACCAAGTATATTGCTTTGAGGATCAAGACTATATATAGAAACACTTGTGGTTAAGTATTCATTTGAGATATTAACAACATAGGCATACCATTTATTTTGATCTAGCGTCATTCCATGTGTCAACTGTGTTGTTGTTCCATTGATTGAAATATTAAATAAAGTATTTGATATGTATAGTTTAAATCCTCCCATTGCCAAATTGTCTCCAAATAAGAAGTATTCAGCAGTATCTAAACTATCAAAACGTGGTTTAAACCAGGCAGTGTACGCTGCATTTTCATTTGACATTAATTTAGACTCTTTAGCATAATATAGGACAGTATCCCCTACATTTGCTGCGGTTAAATCATAATAATTTTTGCTGACAACAGTCCATCTATTTTTTAAATCATGGTCAATTATTGAAAGATCCCTACTAACAAATTCTCTAATACCATCCTTATATAATGTTGAAACTGTTTGATATTGTTCAGGTTTAGTATTTTTATCATATTCAGTCTGAATCTCAGCACCAAAAATTTCTTCAATTCCAGTTGTTAAATCATCAGTAGCTACTTCAAATTCATTTTTAAACACCGAAGTTCTCTCTTGATATTTTACAAGTTTAATTCTCCAATATGATTTTGTTTTATTAAACTCATCTGCAATTGAAAGTGAATTGATCTCGTACATTCTATTAATAATTGGAATATACATGTAATCTTTATTTCTTGGTATTTTACCAGAACCAAAAGCCCTTTCAAATTCTGCAGCAGTGATATGTACTTCAAATTCTGCAAATTCAATTCCAAAAATATCGTATGTGTTTGCTTCACTTGGAAATTCATTATCTGGCACAAGCATCTTTAAAGTTTCTTGTGCAACTACATTGTGTAATGAATATTCCATTAAAATAACATCTTTGGTTCTTAGATCTGGTTCAGTTCTAAAATATTGAACCTCATGTCCAAAAATATCAGATGTTAAATTTACGAGTTGTTTATATAAATTATTGGTCTTTCCTAAATTATAGGGTTGAAATAAACCTGCGTCACAGCTAATTTGAATGTTTGCGCAACCATTATATCCAAATGAATCACAAGCCTCATCATCAAAACATACATTTGGACAGGATATAATTGTACCATCTTCGCTTACTTGTGTATATTCAATTGAAAGTACTGATATTGTATTTCCTGGAATAATAGCAGCAACTTCAAATTTAGTGTCGATCCATAGCGACTTTGTTGCATCAAATGTAAGACTAAAAAGATCTTTAAATGCTGCATTTTTATTTAATTCATGAAATTCAGAGAAAGTACTTCCATTTTGAGACCACCTAAACTCATAGTCAAATTTTGTAGTATTATCTGATGGTATGTAATAGTCCAATCCAGATGCCGTAAATTCTAATGGTGTTGTTAATATTATTTCAGAAAAAGAGGTAACTGTATCAATTTCATATTCAATGTTCCCGATAATAATAATATCTCCTGTTGAAAATATTAAGTCGAATTGAGTTTGCACTCCTATAATTGTACTACTTCCATTAACTACAGAGATAGAACCCGTCATTGCTTGTGTTTTTACACCAACAACAATATTCCAATCTGTTATTGAAATTGTATTTTCAAAAGGTGTGGTAAAAGATGCTATTAGGTAGTCACCATATTCATTTGCTGTATTTCCTGATACCATTACTCTTTTTTATTTTTATTAACCTCATCCTGTGGTTTATAAACCTCACCTGCGATCCAGGACATTATAAATCCAGTAAGAGAAACAAAGTATATTGATAGTTCATTTAGACTTGACATAAACCAGATTGCTGCAACACCGGCTATAGCCCATAAAGCGACAATAACATATATCATAACTTCACGTCTAGAATTCGGTCCCTTCTTAAAAATTCTTGTTTTTAGACTTGGTCTTTTACTTTCACCCCAAATATAGGTAGCAGCGTATGCTGTTAGGGATCCGAAATATACTGCAAGATCTGATAAACTTGCACCTTTATAGGCTCCAAGAACTCCCATAATAACCCATAAAGAAACTACAATATAGACTAGGCCTTCTCTTTTACCAAAATTTTCGAAAAACTTCATAATTAAACTTTATACTTTTCTTTATATATTCAAGAAAAAAAGTTTAATAATCTGTTATAAGTAGTATTAGCGTGTTATCCCCTTCCATTTTATGCTCAAGAATGTCAAGTATATCTAAAAGTACTGCAAAATTTTCATCTTCCTCATCCATATTTGAGTCAATGAGATTAGCTAACTCTTTTGCGTTAATTCTAGTGTATGGCACATCTTTAAATAATTCAATAGCTTTAAAAGCTTTATTTGCCTTTTTTAAATCTGCATCGTTATAAAGATCAGTTAACCTTAAGGTTGCTGTTAAAATTTTAAAGTTGAATTGTAGGATTTTATTACCATCAATCTCTTTTAGTCTGGTATATTCTTTTTTATTATTTAATGTGATTTTAAGATATTGCATGTTTTCAATCTCTTCACACATTTTATATAAAAAGAAACTTGTATTAATTTCTTTATGTAAAATATCTGAACCTATTGAATTAAATTTATTGATTTCATTCTTATAATTTACTTCTAAAAAATATCGCATCTGAGCTGCTGAAACTATAATAGAATTTGAATCTACTTCAATAAAATCAACTTGATTATTTAGTTGAGTCCATATTTTATTATCAATGTAGTTATATTTATACAGAGTAACTCCTACTGCCGTAGGCAATAGACTCATATCAAAATTATACATGTTCTTTTGGTTTTTTTAGTAAACTTGCATAGAATCTTCAATCTTTTTTAAAGATTGATATAATTCTTTTCTTGCAAAAGTTTCAAGTTCTTTAAATTCCCTGTTGCCTATTTCATTTCTTTCCATGAAAAAAGAAATAGCCTTCTCTGATGGTATATATTTTGATTTATCTTTTGTTGGTTGTGCAGATTTTTTAGTTTTAGTATAGATCCATGTAGGAACCCTTGAAAACCTTCTGGCAACAAGCGACCAACTATCTAATACTGCTATTGGATTAATTCCGTTTAAGTTAAAAAGATTTGCATTTGCAGGATACTGAATTGCAAAAAATCTATTAATCATAAAATGATGTCTCTTCTTATTATGATTTGTAATTTTATCATAATCAGCTGGCTTGGTAAACATTATCTTAATGAAGTCAAATAATTTTGTTTCGTCTAACATATATTTTCTATTGAGATTATTTGATTTGTTTACTTAATTTTAAAATAATGTATTTAGTTTTTTTGTGGCTGGTTTTTTATCTAATTCACTTAAATTTAACGTTGCAAAGGCGTCATAACCCTTAGGTGCTCCAGATGCAATACTTCTCTTAGAATTCCAATCAGTTCCTTCAAGTATCTTTTCCATTTGACTTAACTCAATTAGGCTAGTCTCTTTTGATATGTCAGATTCAACTGCTTTGTATATTGCCTTTTGAATTCCTTCAGGTATTGTGTTATAATGAAGTAACATTAGGTCTAAGTTTTGATTAAATCTAACCTTTATTTCTTCCTTTTCTATTTTACCAACAACTTCATGAACAATATCAACTAGAGTGTTAACACAATCTTTATTAAAAAAGTGGTCAATATGGAAATTACCTTCAATTTCTGTGTACTTTTCTAAAATCTGAAGAGCCTGTTTTTCGGTGATTGAGTAGTTTCTAATAGATCCGGAAGAGGTTCTTTTAGTCCATGTAACAACTGATTGTATGTTATCACTTTTATCACCTTGTAGGATTTTAGAAAAGATAAAATCGTCACAGTTAATTTCTTGTATTGTAACACCGTTCTTAGAGATCCATTCTTTAAAATCACTTTTAAGCTGATCTTGCATAACATCTGAAGATCCCATGTTAAACAATAAATCATCATTTGACATATTTTCTACTTTAGACTTTTGTAAGATTTCTTCAAAACCTTCAAACGTTAATAAATTTCTTTTAGAATTATAGTACCATAGAGTATATGCATCGGTTGCTTCATTATAATTAACTAATTGAATTAAATCACGGTCACCTGTCCATACAATACAATTTTTACCTTCATTATTTAATTGAGTAGACCATCCAAAAAGAATATCATCTGCCTCTGCCCCTGGTACTTTATGAATAATTACACCTTTAGATTCTAAAATAGATTGGAATGCTTCATAAGTAGCAAATACATTAGCCCAGTTAACAGAATTATCTGAAACTCTAGTACCTTTATATTCTGCTGCTGGAAAAAGGTCTTTTCTCCATGATTTTGAATCTACTGCAACAATAATTTGATCAACGAATGGTGTCATTTTGCGGACTTCACTTGCAAAGTCAATACTTAATTTACGCATTAATTGCGACATGCCATCTTCATCCTGTAGAAGCTGCTTGCCCTTAGGTCTTGGTAGGACGAAAAGCCTACTATGTAAGAAGTAGTTTCCGTCGATTATTAATGTATGCTTACCTAGTTTCATATTATATATGTTTTATTTATGTAAATATAATAAAATTCTACGACATAGAAAAACTTTTTATGAATTATTTTCCTAAAACTATCGTTTGAATTTTGTAAACACATGAAAGTAATGTAATAACTGGGTCAATAACAAGACTTCTCTGTGCTTGATGTTCTGCAACTGTAATTGCAATTTGTGGAATGTACTTAACACTTTCTGGTTGTTCAGTTTGAATGTACTCAATAAAATCTTCACCTAATGTTTGTAAAACATCATCAACCCTATTTGAGTACTCTCCAACTAATTGTTTGTAATTTTTTACAGGGTCAGTTTCATTAAAAATTAATACAAATACATCTTTATAGACTGAATTGAATTTTTTTACATCTTCTGCTGTAATATTTTGTGTTCCTTGTGTTTTATAACCCTGTAACTTATTAAGAGTTGTTCTTAAATCTGGAAAATTACGACGGACAAATTCAACAAGGGCTGGTTTTTCAATTGTCATTTCCTCTTTTCCGCAAATCTCATACACTCTTTTGATGTACTTCTTGGTTAATTCACTCTCTTCAGCTTTATCAAAGTCAAAATTAATTACTTCAAATCTACTCAAGATTGGATCTGGCAATTTATTAATGTAATTACATGTTGCAATAAATCTACTGTTACTTGCAAATTGTTCCATGGTTGCTCTTAGGGCTTTAAAGAACTGATCACTTACACCATCGACCTCATCTAAGATAACTACTTTAAATTTTCCTTGGTCATCAAGAATAGACATTGTTGAACAGAAATCTGTAATTCTTGTTCTAATAACATCAACTGAAGTATCTGTCGAAGCATTAATATAAAGATATGGAAGATCAAACTGTTGTACAATTGCCTTTGCCGTTGAGGTTTTACCAGTTCCTGGGCTACCTGCAAATAACATATTTTGGCTTAATCCATCTTTAAATTTGGACATTACTCTTTCAGGTAGAATAAGGTCACTTAAATTTTTGGGTCTGTATTTTTCTGTAAATAGAGCGTGAATCATGTTTTATGTAAAATTTATAAGTATTATATAAAGAACTTTGGATATGTTTCAGATAAATATCATATGGCATACAATAATAAATATCCTAAGATTCGCAGGACTGGAGGCCCCTATCCAAGAAATAGATACGGTGTTTGTTATGATGGACTTTCCCTACATCAGCGTAGATTACTTCTTGAAAATCCAATCCTTAAAGAAAGAGCACAAAGTGACCAATTTTTACATATTATATTTGAAGTGACCAGGTCAAGGCACGATCAACGTAAGAGTAAATTTTATTATGATAGGTCTACTGATGAATTTATGCAGATCGAGGAACTTAAAGAAAGTTATGATACCATAGATTGGAATTGCGCAATTTCTGGTGAACCCATTCGTTCTAATATAAATAACTTTGATGTAAAGAACTTTGTACATCCTGACTATTGGGAAACACTCTCTGATACGTCAGTGGACGGTAGAATCCTAACCTCTTCTCTTAAATTTCGTGAACACATAAAAAAACTCCTACTGGATCAACAGAAGGAGTTTATAAATCTTGCTCGTAAAAATTCTAAGCAATAATATATTATATTAAGAATCTAAATGCGTCTTTTATAGAATTAATTTGATACTTAGATTCGTTTAAGATTTTATCAGATTCTGATTTCTTGATAATTGCATCGTAATTTGCAGCCAATATAGTTCCTTCAGCGACTTGCCATTCTAATTTAGATTCAATATCTTCTGCTAATTCATTTAATCCTGCAGCCTTTGCTCTAATAATTAAAGAATCTTGTACTGATTTCTTTTTATCATCGTCAGTNTNGGTTTCTCCATCAGTCTTGGTTTCTCCATCAGTNTTGGTTTCTCCATCAGTNTTGGTTTCTCCATCAGTCTTGGTTTCTCCATCAGTCTTGGTTTCTCCATCAGTCTTGGTTTCACCATCAGTTTTGGTTTCACC